TCACTTGCTGCACTATGCAAATCACTTCTGACCACGGACACGTTGGGCCGATCCACTGGTGTAACAGTGTCACGCATCCTTTTGTTGATCCTTATACGGGGCGGTCAAGCATCTACTGGGGATGCTTCGTCCTTGGGTCATTAGAGGATGGCGTCATGTACGGCGAAATGATGCCTCTCAGCCAAGCCCTGTAGTCACCTTCACTTCTATGCCAGACAGAGAAACGATCAGGGCCGCCGGTGGCTGGTCAGGAGCGCCGTTCTTGAAGGGGACGACGCTGGCGCTGGTGAGGGCTACACCCACTGGCTCCCCCACCACGCGTTGCCGGTGCCGCAGCAGAGGCTGAGTGATGACTGACCTCTCCCCCGCCGCGCAGGCTGTGCTGGATGCCTACTGGAAGAGTCCATGGGATCCTTCCCTGCAGCACGAAGACCGTTACGCCATTGCCGCCGCCATGCGAGCTGCTGCGGATCAGGTATTAGCCGCCCAGTGGGAAGGGCGAATAGAACCCGATACAGCGCATAGCCTTGGCATCAACTGGTCGCGTGACGCATTACATGCCATCGCCGCCGAGCTTGAAACCCATGATTGACACAAACCCACGCGACTTGATCCAGCGACTCTCTAATGCGCTGAATGATCTATCCGAGCACTTAGAGGCCGAAACGCCAGCCCCAACGGTGCAAAACGCACACAAGGCATGGAAAGAAGCTCGCGCCTACCTCGCCCAGTCCGAGCCGGTGGAGCCGTCGGATGATGAGTTGCTGTTTGCGTTCTACGAAGCATCACTGGCTGAAGGAGGCGATACCGACGAGGTAACGCTCAGGGGTCTTCGCACCGTTCTCGCCCGCTGGGGCAAGTAGTCACCTTCACTAAGACCGTAGCTAGCAGGCTGCCTTGAGCTCGGTACGCTTAAGGCAGCTTTTTCAGAGCCGTGCTTGAGGTTGCGTCAGTCATCGGTGTGGCCGGGGTTGGCGCACTATGGAAGATGGCGGTTGAGCACGGCTCGATGAAACGTGGGATGGACGCAATCTTGAGTGAGGTGCGCCTGCTTAGGTCTGAGTTGCAGAAGGACATTCATCTGCTTGAAGACGACCTGCGTGATCACGAGGTACGAATCAGGAAGCTTGAGCAAGGTTCCTTGCCAACAGGCAAGGGTTGAGTAAGTTTGGGCGAGATGCGCTCATCTGCGTGGACCGTCTATCCGACTACGTTGCACTGGCAGTAGCAATTCATGGGGTTGCACTTGTCATCGTCAACATGACACCCACACCCAAGGACAACGAGGCGCTGAGCAACTACCGCCGACTTGCCATCAAGCTGTACCGCGCTATTGAGCTGCTGGCTGGAGTCATTTCCCCGCTGGTCAAGAGGTAGGTCATGCAGCCCTTCGTCGTTGGACAGGAGCTGCAGTTCCGGCAGGAAGCAACCAAGCGGACCTTGCTGGACTTGTACGAATCTGGGGACCACGAGGGGCTCCTCAACACAGCAATGCTGCTGAATACGCTCTGGCATCAGCAGACTGCTATCGCACGCTGGTTTGCCCAGGAAGCAGCAGAGAACTTGGGCGAAGCCTGGCAAGCCGCTAGGGCTAAATGACCGTGCGGGTCTGGTGGTTGGGATCGCTCTCGTCTAGCGCATGAACCTCTGGCCCGAAGCCTGTCGCCAACAGTTCCTCGCTCATCCCTTCCTCCACAGGCTTGGTCTTCCTGTTGGCGTCGGCTGCCTCCAGTGAAGCGATCCAACTGTCGTAGGCCTCCCTCATGGGAATCTTGGACGGCAGCTTCAGGAACTTCCGCACTTCCTTCGGACAGCGCCGAAACACTGCAGCACCGTTGTCGTAGACGATGTAAAAGCGACCGTTCCAGTCACGGCCTGTCTCGATGACGGTATGGATCGAGAGGTGCAGTCGTTCGCGTTTCATGGCTTGCAGGTGAGATACCAGCCACCGGAGCCACCTGGCATCCAGCGGGGATTCCAGTTCTTGCGGCTGTAGATCACGCCAGCCCCATTGGTGTTGTTGGTGTAGCCACCACCGACAAGGGAAGCCTCCCCGTTGGGATCGTTATGGATCCAGGCAATGTCGGTGTAGCCGATCACAACGGACCAGTGCCCCGTCCCACTGGCAGCTGATGCGGGACCTTTATGCAACCAACCGACAGCAACAGGGCGGCCTGCGTTGATCTCGTCCTCCAAGACCTTGGGGCAACCATTGGTATGGAAGTCGGCCCGCAGGCCAAGGGAGCGAAGTGCTGCAAGCTGCGCCTGGGCAGAGGTGCTGTCCCCGTACTTCTGGCGGATGGCGTTGTAGGCGTCATCGCCAACGACCTTGCCCCAGAACATTGCGAGCATGGCGCAAGAGCTTGAGAAACACTCGCGGCTGCCCTGGCCACTCTTGTTGTCCAGCTGGCTTTGCCAGCGCACATTCAACGGATTGCGTGGAAGGGCTTCACCTTGACTGGGGCGATGCTCCCGCAACAGCGCAATGAGGCGATCTGCATAGCCGGGATTCGTCGCATAGCCCTGGCGCTGCAGTTCACGCGCTGCGACCTCGGCGCTGCTGCAGTTGTTGACCCCTTTGTAGGTCTTGCCGTTAGCGGTGAAGTCCCGATACCACCGATCAACCAGATACTCCACGCATTCCTGCAGGCTGCGGAAGTCGAGGAACTCATCGGTGATCGTGATGGTCTTGCCGTTGACCACTTCTGTGGTCTTGCGCGAAGAACCGGGACCCTTCAATCCGAAGTAGTTATGGCGGCCGCTTGTGTGCTTCCCGTGTCCTGATTCAAGGGCCCACTGCGCAGCGACCAAGGAATACCAGCGAGCTCCCGCTGCTTTGGCGGCCGCCTCAACGCCCTCCCAGGTATTGGGCAGGTCAACAACTGGAGAGCTCCACGTCGTTACCCAGTCAGCCGATTCAGTCAGCAGGCATGGATCGGCCTCGTTGATATGGTTGCCAAGCTTGCGGATGGCGTTGACCTGGTGGTCGAGCCCCTTGTAGTTGTCCCAGAACTGGAGCCAGCGATCTGAGGTGAACTGCACGTCCTTGATCCCCATGGCATAAAAAAGAGGGGCCTGTTACCCCTCAAGATCTCCCCTTGGTTGAAGTTAGGCAACACTTGCCAGAGTTGCCACAGGTGGAGCAGGGCAGGCTGCAGGTGCAGAATCCTCGGGCTCCAGGATCACGCAGCCGTCTTCGATGACGACTTTCACGAAGGAGCCAGGCTTCATGTTGCACTGCTCGGTGTAGGCGCGGCCGACAGGCACTAAGCCTTTGGGGCCAACCTTGAGGCGGAAGGTGGGTTCTTTGCCGGGACGCTCGTCGGGCACGGGATCTCCAATTACAAGACCGTTGGCTTGGCTGATTGCGCGATAGAACTTGGTGCGCTGCAGGTTGATCTTGCCGTTGCGGTAGCCGTAGTAGCCAGCGCCTTGGATGATTGCTCCTTCATCGGTGCCAGCGTTGGCCTGGACATAACTGAGCAGTTCTTGCCCTTTCAGCTTTGCCATAAGAATGACAGTTGTACGCTGTCAAGCTTAACCGCCAAACCACGTTTTGGGATCACTGAACGTTGCAGCTCCTTGAACCCCGCTGAGGATTGCATTGCCAATCACGGAGCCGACGCTTGGGCCAGCAATCGCGGTCGGTGCGATGTACTTGGGACGCAGACCAGGGATGGGCTTGAGCGGATCGAAGAACGTCTGCTCCCGGTACTTGGTCGTTGCCTCATCAAATGCTTGCCGCGTCTGCAGCTGCAAGCTCTTCAGCTCACGTCCGTACTGCTTCTCAGCCAGCTGGAAGCTTGGGATGGTCAGTGACTCCATTTGGCTCTTGGCCAGGCCGTAGTCGCTGATGTACCGCTGGTTGGTGTACTTGATCTTCTCGGTGTCATCCTGCATCGCCAGGGCGTACTGGCTCAGCTGACGGGACACGTCGTTCTTCATGGCGCTGTTGAGCAGGCCCAGCTTCACGTCTCTGCTCCTTGCCCTCTGATCCATCTCGGACCAGGTGCGACCGAGCTGTTGGGCAGCCTGCACTGCGAGCTTCCGGGACGTGTTGCTGCCGCCCTGGCGAGCGCTAGCGGAAGCCTTGGCCTCTGCATCCTTGGCCGCAGCACTCAACACGTTGAGCTGCCACCCCAGGTAGTCGCGCTGTTCTTCCAGCGCAAGGCTGGCCAACAACTCCTGGGTATCGGTGTTCAGCTTCGCAACCGTGGCATTGCTTTGCAGTGCTGTCTGGTTGATGTTCTGCATGTACTGGCGAACAGCCTCGGTGCTGTCGGCCGCCAGCTTGTTGGTGGTGTACTGGTAGTCCAGGCCAACCTGCGTGGCCCGCAACCGCTCCTCAGTCACGAACTTGTCGTAGAGAGCCTGACTGTTGATGGCCAGGTTCTCGGTCGCTGAGGCAATCAGCTTGGCCCCGTAGGTGGCCTGGTCGAGCGCGGTCTGTTTCTCGTTGAAGCGCAGCTGCTCAACCCGTGCGCGATCCCAGTACCACTGGGTAATGTCCCGCTTGTTCTGGATGCGGTATTCCTGGACCGCTCTCTTGTACTGCGCCTTGGCGATACGCTCTTGCTCTTTGTTCTGGGCGTCAGCCGCTGCCCCCTGACTCATGCTGCCAAAGATGGAGCTGCCGGCTCCGCTAAGGACTCCAAAGAGGATGGCGTCGTCAATACCGAATGGCATCAGTTCAGACTCCTGCTGCGATTAGTGTAATTGCCCTCCCATGAAGCACCAGTGATGGTGACTGGTAACCAGCTGCTGCTTTCAATAGTCACGCTGCATTGATCATTCTTGGAATAGACAGGCACTCTGAACTTGCCATTCTCAAGCACACTTGATTCTGTGCTGACCGCGTTGTTCAGGACGTTCAGCCTTCTGCTCCTGAACTGCTGACGACTGTCCATGCTGCGGTTGAGGCGCTTCACGACCACCTCGTACTCGCCTGTGTCTTGGTGGTGCGTTGTCCAGGTTGCAACCTGCAGGCGGCCATCCAGGTCTCCGATGACCCGGCTGCGAGCCTGATCCTTCTCCGGCGTGTAGGGGGTGCTGAACTCGTACTGCATCGTGTAGGTCCGGCCAAACGAGATCTTGTCCGCTGTGTAGTTGCCCCGCTCCGTGCAAACGAGGGTGGTGCCACTGGTGGCCTTGCCCAGTTCCAAGCCCTTCAGCCTGGTGTTGTCGAAACGGATGACCGCTTTGGTCTCTCCCTGCATCTGGTAGGGCATCGTGAACGTGGTCAACTGCGTGGTCGCGTTGTAGGTCGCCGTGATGTTGTCTGTGATGGCTGCGTTGCTATTGCACTCTGGGTACTGCAGTCTGCGGTCTAGGAGGATCTCTGGGGCCGTCGTGTCCCTCAGCTCATCAATCGAGATCGTGCAGGTGTAGGTCCCATCTGCGTAGGTCATCACCAGCCACAGGTCACCATCAAGGAACCGGAGGAAGCGAATGTCTCCATCAAACGTCCACTCACTCCAGCTGGACTGCGACTTGGCCGCGGCAGCCCCTGCCGACTGATACAGGTACTTGTAAATGAACAGCTTCTTCCTGTCGCCTGGGGTGCTGCATAGGAAGTAGTCAAGGCTCTCATCAACATCCCAATGCGTCGCAATTCCCTTGATGTATTTGGGCGCGTGAAGACTGATGTTAAGACTGCTTCCCAAGTTCAAGCCAAGACGACGCTGCTGGTTATCAACAAACTGGTACTCCCTGAAGTTTGTGTAGCCAGCTTCCTTGGTTGAGAAGATGATCGTCGGACCAGCGATCTTCGGCCGCAGGTACGGGTTCATCTCGATGTTGGTCAAGCGCAGGATCGTTGCCGTCCGTGGGGTCAACACGTCCACGTCAGCAGCCCTGACTTGGAACTGACTCGACTGGCTAAAGGCCAGGAGTGACTCGTCGATAGGCAGCAGCCAGTTCAGCTCCTCGCCCCGCTCCGAACTTGCCCTCACATCAAACGGGTCCGTATCCAACAGCTGGGTGCTGGTGGTCTGGAAGAACCGGAAGGGCTCATCCGTCTTGCTGAACATCACCGTCTGGCCTGCGCAGACGGCGTAGCGACCACGGAACAGCACATGGTCACGGATCTTCTGCCCAACAAAAGCGGGCGTCTCGACGGTCACGGAGTTGCCCGTATCCCGCTCACCCCACTTGGGGAAGGTGAAGCTGTAGGTCGTGGCACCAACGGTCAGTGATCGAGTCGCTCCATCCGCAGGCCCAACGAAGATGACATTGGGCTCCTTCCGGTAGATCACCAGGGGCATGGTGTCCACGCTCAGCTTGTACTGCTGGCCAGGCTGTGTGACCTCTTGCCAAGTACCAGGACCGATGTTGACGCTTGAGTCGTCAGTCGTGAACTGCACCCAGTAGTCGTCCAGGTTGTCGCCTGGGTTGGAGTCCACGCGCAGGATCATCCCGTTGTAGGCCTGTGTTGGCAGCAGTCCAACAGTGCTGACCTTGCCCTTGATAGCCCGTGCCAGCGTGTTGCTTCGGCCGTCGTCAATGCTGATGGTGAAGTCGCTGCCGTCCGTCTTCTTGACATAGACAATGGGGCCGACCTGTGTGACCAAGAAGCCACTCACCGCCCCGATGGTGGTGGCCAGGTTATTGGCGACCAACGTGGTGCTGATCGTGTTTGGCGTAGCTGTCGCAGCCGGGGTGGTGTAGGCCGTGAGGTTGGTGCCGTTGAGCTTGACCTGATAGGTGATCTCGTAGGCCACACCCTGAATGAACAGGATCGCTTCGTTGACTGCTGCTGTCTTGGTGGCAGCGTCCATCGCCGTCACCTTCTCTCGGTTCAACATCAGACCCAACGGGCCGCTGTTGATGAAGACATACTTATCGCTGAAGTCAGAGCCGGAGTTGTAGAGGTAGCTCGACGCAGCAACGTCAATAGCGCCAGGCGATGCTGAGGCCGTCAGCCCTGTGCCATGAACATCAATGGCAGGAGCTACGCCGTTGTTCATCAGCTGCAGCTTCATGCCTGTCCCATCCGGGTAGAGCATCAGGCTGTACGCCTCGCCGGATGTGACCTGCATGAACTCCATAAAGAAGTCCGTGACCGGGCTGGAGTTGACCCTGGCCACGTACTTGGTGGGCCGCCTCTTGGTCAGCCCTTCAACAGGAGAGCTCCATGCGTTGACCTGCTTCTCGGCTTGGCCTACCTGTCGCAAGTGAGCAGGCTGTTGGCTAATGCCTTGGGTCAACGAGTCAACGTTGGCCTGCACCAAGCTGGATTTCACCTCGCGGCGAGGGGTCAGCCGAGATTTAGAACGCATCAGACTCTCCGGTAGTTGACACCCTCTGCAGGGATGTAGCCAAGGCCTTGACCGGCGCCACGGTCATTGCCCCAAAGCAGGTTGTTGCTCAGTTGACGCTCCTCGTCTCTGATCAACATCGCGCGGGCGTATTCCTCATCCTGAACGGTGTACGCATAGATGGCGTTGCTGTTCAGGTAGCGATCCGCATAGATCCGCGCTGCACGGATCGTGATGTACTGCTGAGCGGCATGAGGAAGTTCATCCCAGCTCAGCCTGGTCACGATCCGATCCACGTACAGCGGTGACATGCCCGCTGTACCGAAGTCGTACTTCCGCTGCAGCTTGTCGTAGACACGGCTACCCCGTGCCACATACCGCATGTCGGGGTAGCGGGCTGGTGAGAACTGCACAGACAACGCGCTAGCTCCAATGGGGAACTCGTTGTTGGCATTCATCTGGAGCGGCACCTCGTGGTCCGTATTCCACGACCAGCCTTCGGCCTGCACATCACGCTCAATCTCCCCAAGCACTTTGCGGGCCAGGGCGCTGTCCGTGATCTCGTTGACGCTGATGTCGCTGAGGCGATCAATGGGCGCCTCCCCGATGACGGACAGCAGCGTGTTGATCGCCTCAAGCTCAGTCATCTCAGCTCACGCGCAGGAGAACGTCTTCGCCAGTGCCAGCAACGGTGGCGGTTACGCGGACCACATCACCAGCGCGGTAGCCAGTGCCTGCTGCATTGACAGCAGCAGAAGCCACAACACCGCCACTTGCAGTCAGGTTGACTGTGAGGCCAGTGCCGCTGCCACCCACCGTGGCAACGCCGGTCTTGTTCGTTGCACCGCTTGCGCCGTTGTTGATCACAGCCACAGCGCTGGCGGTTACTGCGGCACCAGGCACGCCGCCGTTTCCTTTCCAGCCACCAGGGCCAACGATGCCATTGACGCCAGTAACGCGATAAGCGTCGGCAGTCTTGGCGGAACCATCTGCGCGGGTGCCAGTGGCCAAGCCAGCGGCCAGGGTCACTACAGCTTGAGCGCCAAGCGGATTGATGCTCTGTTGATCTTGCCAGTTCCAACCAAGTGCAGTGACAGTGCTTGGTGGATTGATCGTGGTGATTGTCGTTGCCATGAAAAAAGGGGGCATCGCTGCCCCCATCCTGCCAATAACTTGACCGAACTCAACCGTTGTGGATTTCGACGACGGCTTCAGGGCGCAGTGGACCTGCACCGTATGCCATCTTCGACACCATCAACGTGGCTTGGTGAGTCACGGCGTAGTCATTGCCAGTCATCTGCATGGTCAGATCACGCAGCTTGACAACACCAACAGCACCCTTCTGGAAGGCGAGCATCTTGGTGGTGCTCATGTTCACAGAAGACAGCACGGTGTCCACACCGCCGAAGGTGTAGCCCTGCTCGCCGGTGGGTGCAGTGACGTTGCCTTGCTGGATGTGGTTGCTGCTCAGGATGGTGAAGCCAGCCAGACGAGAGATCTGACCAGAGGCATAACCACCGTTGGCGCCAGGCTGGTTGAAGTCACTGTTCACGGCCCGAGAAGACTGGATCAGTGTGTAATAAACATCGGGGCTGCACACAAGCACGCGGCCGTCAGCAGGGATGTCCTTTTGATCCAGAGCTTGAGCAGCAGCGAACACCGAAGCAACAAGATCATCCGGGGTAGGAGTGGCCTTGTTGATGTCGATGCGAGTGCCAACGCGATACGGATCGTCAGGAGACAGACCGGTAGGCAGGTTGGCAGTGAGGTCGCTGGTGCTGGTGCGAGCAGCCAGGGTCAGCACGCGAGCCAGACGCTTGTCGTAGCTCCGGGCCATGGCCCTGCCCAATTCGACCGAGTAGATCGAGCGAATGTCGTAGTGATTCTTGGCCTCGTCGAGGTCGAAGATCGAGGCATCTGCAATTAGCAGGTCGTCGATCTTGATGACCACTTCGTTCTGGGCCATGTTGCCCTGACCGGTCAGCATTTCACCGGGAGTCATGTAGCGACTGGTGAAACGGCCCGTCACGGGAAACTGTGCGCTCTTCCCGTTTTGGATGGTGCGGGTTTGCACCAGGCCATCGAAGATGCAGTTTCTCTCGAAACTGGTCAGAACTTCTCCTGAGAACACCTTGAGGAACAAGGCATTATCTTGAGCCCACGTGCCTGTGGTGTTGTTAATAGCACCAGGACGGGACAGTGTTGCGTTAGGTGCAGCCATGATGCGGCTCCAAGTTGATGAAAGGTGTGCGGTTGATTAACCACTGAGGCGTCTTGCCTTCACCAACGTCGCGTCTCTGGGGTATCGGCGCACCGGCCCAGGAGCAGATCACTTGGTTGGTTGATCTGCTCCTATTTATAGCCCCTACTTCTGGAAACCGAAAATGGAATCGGGGGATGCAGCAATCCGACGCTCCACTTCCTGACGGTATCCCGCGTCCTTTTCGTATCGCGGATCCGCCATTGCTTCCGTCACCTGGTAACGCGACGTGAAACCACGCACCTCATTCACGGGAGCACGACCACCTGTGAGCTTGGGCTCATAGCCGTTCTGCATCATGTAGTCGTACTGCAGTCCTTTGAGGCTGTTGATGATTGCCGCCTCGTCGCCAGACGCGAGGGCCGCGTTGTATGCCTCTGTCCTTTCGGGAGGCAGATTGTTCACAGCCCAAGTGGAAAGGCGTTGATACTCCGCCTCGCCACCCGCCTGCTCAAGCACTGAGTTGCGGATGGCGGCTGCGGCGGCCGGGTCAATCCCCCCTTGATCAACACCAGCCTCGGTGTCGTCGTCGTACTGATCAACAGACTCCTGCTGCTGGGGTGCTGGATCACTGGGTTGCTGGCCATTCTTGACGCGGCTGAACTCCCTTTGCAGGTTCAGGTACGCCTGGGCGAGATCCTCAGTTGATTGGTATTTCCCAAGAATCAGCCCATCCCCTTGCCCCTGGGAGCCAGAAGCTTCGTCGTAGAGCTCAGCTCGGGCTGCTTCAACCTTGGCTGATTCCTCGGCTGCAGCGCTGACTTCAGCCGGGCTGCCAGCTTCACTGGTGAATGCAACTTCAGACATTGAATCCATTCCGAATGATCATGTGGCCGCCGTCAGGCAGGGGCTGCGTATGCGACCCCTTGCCTACTGTCAAGCTTTGGTCAACGGAAGATGGTTCTTCAGGCTGCGACTGGTCCTTGATCAAGTCCGCCAGCTGCTGCTCCGCTGGGTTGCGGCGTCGCCGTTGCTCCACTCTGGATCGCTCCTTGTGCGAGTTGTTGTGCCAACATAGCCTGCTGTTGCTGTGCTTGCTCAGCCTGCAGCTCCTGATCATCCTTGACCAGACCAGCTGTATCAATGCCGTCTGCCGCAGCGAAACGACGGATCAATTCGCTGGGGTTGATGTATTGCAAGAACTGCTCAGGCCCAATAGAAGCGGCCACTGTTTGCAGGAACGTTGTCAGCCGTTGCTTGTCATTGCCGCGGCCAATCGCCTCCAGGCCGGTAGTGACCTGAGGCTCGACAAGACCTTTCGGAACTGGAGGAATATCCCCCTCGCGCTCCATCAGGTGCATCACCCTGCGGATCAGTGGCAGCTGTAGTTCTGCGCTGAGCATGGAGTACACCCCAGCCAGGCCACGCTCCAGGCTCTCGGCCATCAACCTGATCTCTTCGGCAGTCACTCGTTCCGCGTCACGCTGGATGGCTTCATCGGCAAGGAACGTGTAGCTCAGCCTGCGCTCCAGCAACTGCATCGCCTGCAGGGCAACCGACATGTCCGAAGACTTCTGCACCTGCAAGGCTTCAACGTCAGCGGCGTTGCCAGCAACAATTGCACCGTTCTCCGCACGAGCCAGCACGTCAGCGCGGGTGGTGCCATTGGGGTTGACCAGGAACAGTGCCTTGGCACTGATCAGAGCACCCTGCACCACGGCCTTACTCAGGGACTCCAGGCTCTGCAGATCGCCCAGCACCTCCTCGACAAGGCCACGGCCGTAGCTTTCACCCGCCACCTTCCGAAGCCTGAGGACTACCCAAGGGCTGGTCTCCAAGGAGCTGAAGCCAGCGCTGCCAGCCAGCTTCTCCCCGTCGTACTCCTGGTACCACTCAACGCGGTTGTCCTGGGGGCTGATGTTGATGTGGGTGTACACATCCTCCCGCTCATCGCTCTCACCCTCGCCCGACTCTTTGGGCTCACGCACTGGCATGTAGCGCTCGGCCACCTGCTCACGCACCACGATCTCGGTGACGTTCCCTTCCGGGTCACGATCAACGCAGAACGACCGCAGCGTGTACATGCGGATTGCATCAGCGCCGATGTACAGCAGGGCGTTGCCGCCAACGATCAAGTGCTTGACCGCTTCAAACAAGGCCGAGCGAGCTTGCAGTTGATCCAGCCGGCGCAGCACTTGCCGCTCCAGATCGGACAACGCTTGATCGAGCTGGCTAAGCAGTTGCTCCTCTTGCCCGCCACGCTGCTCCAGGTACTGCTGGATCTTTCCCTTGTCGATGGTCAGCCGGAAGAAGGGCTGACTCGGTGGCATGAGTGCAAGCAGCAGCTTGGCGCTGAGGCTGTTGACGCCCCTGGCTCCAGCCCCTTGGTACAGGCTGGGGATGCTGTTGTATCGGTCGCCTGCCCAGCTGTCGTTCTGGTCAGACTCAGGGATAAGGGTGGGAATCGTCAGCTTGCTGGCATCAATCGCACGGCGGAGGTACAAGCTCCGGTACGGCTCAAGATCCTTCCAGCGCGATTGAGCAGTGTTGTTCATGCGATTTGCAAGCCGGCGAGGGTGGGCGAAACGGAGCTAGATGGAGTCAACATCGACAGGCTGGACAGGAGATTGGCGTTCTCGTCTTTCTGCTGTCGTCTGTTGCTGCCGTAAGTGAGGTTGGAAACGGTTGGCTCCATGTTCGGGACGTATGCCCGAGACAACGCTTCCGCCTGGCGGCGCTGCTCTTCGTAGGCAGCCTGAGCAGCAGCTGCCTGCTGTTGTTGAGCCAGGTTCGCCTGCTGGAACTGCTGGTCTTGCTGCTTCACAGACTTCTGCAGACTGGCGATCTGCTCGTCTGCAGAAGTCTGTGAAGCAGCGAGTTGGTCGTTGAATGTCGAAACAATGTCAGCGACGTTCTGTTCGTTTCGGGCCTGCAGGTCAAGGATCTGCTGGTTCAGAGTGTCTTGGCCTGTAGCCAGGGTGTCGATAGTGGTTTGTGCCCAGTCCTTGTAGGCATCGAACTGGCGGTTGATGTAGTTCATGGTGCCGCGGCCACCGCCGCGCCCATTGCCACCACCGCCACCACCTCCGCCTCCTGCACCGCCACCGCCGCCACCACCACCTGCGCCACCGCCTCCGGTCGCCATGCCTGAGTTACGAGCAGCAGCTGTGCCACCACGAGGCAGAACGATGGGGTTGTATGTAGTGCCGCCAGCAATGTTGGTCGAGCCACCGTTGACACTTCTGGTCTGGGTGGAAGGAACGTTGTACTGGCTGCTGCCGTAGTAAGCAGTGCCCTTGTTCATCTGCAAGTTCTGCAGCGGAGCCAGGGCTTGGGCAACGCGAGCGGTATTACCGCCGGCGTTCATGGCAAGAGGGCTGGTATTGGCAACGGGGCCAAGGCGACCAGCGTTGTACTGGTTGACTAGGCCAGAGCCAATGCCCACCCCGGCTTGGGTGGCCTTTGCCATGACCTGGGCAACAGTCTTGCCGGTCTGATTGGCAATTTGGCGAGCCTCAGAGTTGCTGATGACGGGGCCAACATTGCGGACAGCGGAAGCAACACTTCCGCCGCCACCACCACCGCCTCCTCCGCCACCACCGGAAGACCGCGCGGGAGCCGATGACCCGCCACCACCGCCACCTGAGGATCGCGCCGGAGCTGAAGAGCCACCGCCACCACCGCCGCGATTGCCGCCGCCACCGCCGCCGCCCTTCTTAGCCATCAGTCAGCCCCCTAAGAAAACGAATGACAGATCGTTGTCCTGAAGCGTACCGAATCTGATCAACAGAGTCATTCAGCTCCGGCGTTCTCTCGGGAAACAACTGATCAAGAGCATCAAGCAACTCATCATCAAGACGCTTCGCAATGATGCGCTTCAGTGTGTCGGGGGATTCCATAGCTTGACGGTGTGAGTGTCGAAGTCATACTCGCCATGCCGGAGTATGCGAGCTAGTCGCGCTTGTTGCGTTGCGTATTCGGATGCGACGTATAGATCAAGTTTCTTCTTGACCTGCGCCTGTTCATACGTGCGAACAACAGTTTCCCAACAATCCAGCGGCTGCGAGATGTCAAGGTCTTTGGCGATTCGTGCTGCACTAACCGGGCCGAGCCCTGGACAACCCGGTATTCCATCGGTCGGGTCACCCGATAGGTACTGCTGGTAGGTGAACCGCTCGGCATGTTCGAGCGTGTTCGTCTGGACGACGAGACCATTGATTCGTTGAACCACGAGTCCACGTTCGTCATCAACCTTCTGTCCTTCATCGAACCATACATGGGTGCCAGGAATCTGCATCAAGTCTTTGTCGCGTGCAGCGATAACAACAGGGTCATCCTCTGCCTCGGGCATCGTGGCGAAGATCCCAATCAGATCGTCTGCCTCGATCTGGTGGAAACAAAACGCTGTGGGCTCCGCCAGTAACTCGGCCTTCAACTGCTTGTAGCCAATCGGCTTGGGCTTGCCCTTGCGATTGGCCTTGTACCCAGGGAACACATCTTTCCTGAAGGCACTGGCTTCCGTGAAGCAGTGCCATACGTCGTCAAGTGTCACTGAGTACGCCTCGCACAGTTGCCGCACGCCTTGCCAATAAAGGTCTCGCGCTTCAGGCAGTTCGCTGTGCCGAGTCCACACGTCGTCACCCAGCTGGACCTCGACCTCAGTTGCCATGGCAACCTTGAAGAGGAGCATGTCGGAATCAAGCAAGATCCTCATGCCACCCTCCGAGCTTTCATCGGGGTCGGCAGAACCTTGATGATCTTGGGGATGGTCCCACTCCCCTTGGCTCCTGACACCCACTTGATGTCAACAAGCTCCTCGGTTGCCTGTCTGCTGTAGAACCTGTGATCGCAGTATTGGCAGTGACGGCGCCGGATGATGTAGCTGCATTCATCATCCAGCTTGGACAGGATCACCTTGGTGATCCAGGCGCCACAGCTGGGGCAGTTGGGCCCTGTTGCTGATAACCCCATTGTTAATCTCCATTGGAGGCAAGGTGTTCTAAGTACATCCAGACAGGATCATCTGGATCAATGCCGTGTTCGACGAACCACTCGGCCAGTTCGCGCAGGCTGTAGAAGACAGCGGTGTCAGTGCCGACGCCGCCGATAAAGACGCTGCTCATCCCGTTACGGGTGACGCGCTGGGCATGAACCGTGTCACTCAGCCAGCTGTCTTCCACGATCTGTGCCGATGCGCGGTGCAGGGTCTTTTCCATCTGCCGCATCTCGTATGCGCTCGGCCACGCCACGTATAGCGAGGGCGACGAGATCACACCCTTTTCGTTGAGAATCCAACGACCACTGCTCGATTTCGTCTGCGACGATCTTGAGCGATGACGCCATACGCACCCAATCAGAGAGCGCATACCTTGAATCAGGGAACCAATAAGCGTCCATGCACCTTTGGATCAATGGGATAGCTCCGGATGGTGTCTCGCAGGATTGCGGCTGCGGCACCGTATCCGTTCCAGAAGGCTCGGGCGAACGAGGTTTGGCCATGATCGGAAATGGGTTCGTTGTTGAATTGGCGGACTGCGTTGTCGTACATCGTGTTGAGGAATGACCCGTAGACGGCGTACTTGCTGTCGGCCTCTAGCGGCGCAGTGGAGACGTAGTGACCAAAGAGACCTTGGCTTCCGGGTACTTCGTCCTGGCGTACTGCAGCGCTGCCTGCTTGGTCGGCGCCTTGATCACTTCGATCATCGGCTTTGCCGTTGGGAATAGAACTTTGATCTTCCATAGTGGGTGCTTGGGATCATCGGAAAATGTGCGGCCCCGGTTGATCGGGTTGTATCCCTCGGAGCTGATGATGTTGCTAGAGGTCCGTTTCATGGAACCGGCAGAAAGTTGGCAGGTACTTGAGCTTGCACATGGGGCCCAGCTCCCCCTTTACCCGGTTCTTCTTCAACCAACACGTTGTGGTGTTGGCTTCCTCCTTGTCCTCGGCCCTGGGGTTCCGCTGCAACATGACAACGAAATCTGGGATTTGAGCTAGGGAATGAGATCCTCGTAGTTCGGCAAGCGTGGGCTCGCCGCCTTCTTCGTGCGCCGGGCCAATGCCTCCCGATCTCGATAGGTGGCAGACGACAACCATGGTGAAGTTGAGCTCGACGCAGAGCGTCTTGAGATCCTTGATGCAGCGATCAATAGCCCGACGCTGATCAGTGCCAAGGGCAATACCATCAGCCAGAAGCGAGAAGTGATCAAGGACAACAACTTGACATTGTTCTCCCAGGACATAATGTTTAACGGTGGCAACAAAAGAGTCAAAGTCTTCGCTGCCGAACTTGTCCAGCAAGAAGAGGTTGTCTGCAAAAGCATCCATCGCCTCCTTGATGGACTCAGGATCCCTGGCCTTCCGCTCCTCAGGCTTGTCGAGATGGAGTGGTAGGCCCATCTGCTCCGACAACATGCGCTCAAGGCTGGTGTCACAGCTTTCTTCAAGGCCGATGTAAGCGACCTTGACCTGGTGATCCCTGCATAAGTGCAGCGCAATGCTGCGTGTGAACAGGCTCTTGCCGATGCCGGTCCCGCCAGAGATCATCACCAGCTGCCCGGCTTTCATCCCTTCGGTCATTCGATTCCAACCCGCCCAGGGGTAGGGCAGGCCGAAGCGGCGCTCGGGGTTGAGGATCTTGTTGAGCAGTTCTGGCGCATGGACAATCGCCTCCGGGCGATGGCGCCTTGCGTTGTTGATGGCTTCAAGGATGGCGTTGTAGTCATCCCCCATCCAGGCTTCGTTGGCGTCCTTGTAAGGGAAGCCTCCTGCGATAGCAGCAGTAGGGCCGATAAGTGCAGCCAGATCAGTAGCAGCCTTGCGGCCGGGTTCGTCGTTGTCCATGAAGATGACAACGCGCTTGAAGCCCAGGATGTAAGTGAGCTGATCTGTGCAGGACTTTTTAGCCGAGGCTGCTCCATCAGGGATTGATGCAACTACAAACTTGCTTTGGTGGCGATGCTTGTAGAGGCATTCGTACACAGTCATCGCGTCGATCTCGCCCTCGGTAAGGACGAGCGTTCCGTCGCTGCCTAGGTGCTGACCGAAGAGTTGGATCTTGAGGCCCTTCTCCCGGCCCAGCCAGGCAAACTGCTTCTCCCCGTAGCGGATGTGCTGCGCAACGGTGAGGCCGTTCTCGTCTCGGTAGTTGGCCAGCTGTGCGGGCTGGCCTCGGTAGGAAGCCGAGTCGTAGCCATACATCCGACAGGTTCGCTCTGAGATCTTTCGGGACGAAAGGCCAGAGACCTTGCCTGTCAGCAGGCTGGTCTTGACAGTCACGCTGTCATTGCGTGGCAGGCCGCCAAGCAGGCGCTTAGCAGTGCCGTTCACGTTGGGCTTCCATGGTTGTCCGTCGCTGGTAAAGCGCTGTTGACAGGAGAAGCAGTAAATAGAACCGTCTGGGTACTCGGTTGCTGCGTCCGAGCTTCCACATTCTTCGTTGGGACATGGAATGTGGGTCGTGCTCCCTCTTGCCATTGCTTCATGAAGTCAGGTGGAATGGGGATGGGGCACCAAGCAATGCCGTGCTTAGAGCACCACTCGGCGTAGGTGGTTTTGCTTTGCTTGTTCAACGTCAATGTGGGACGTTGCAGCGCAACAAAGATGGGCAGGCCAGGGTTGTTGAGGATCACCGCCAAGAACTTGGATCGTTCAGCCGGTGGCCACCAGCCCTTCACCTCCACATACACAGAGCCCACCTTGAAGTCGGGGCGGTACTTGCGGTGCAGAACGTAGGAGAATCTTTCGCTCTCGTACTCAGGGGAGTAGCCCTGGTTGATCAGGGCCTGCTCCACTTCGTCCTCAAGCTTTGAGCGACGCTCCTTGTCGTGCTTGTTGCGTACTCGCCGGTTGTACCGGTCAAGCATCGGCGGCTAGGGCTGCGGCGATGGAGTCGATCTCCTCGGGTACCCAGCCGCCTTCGATGGGGGGCAGTTCTTCCTCGGTCTTCTTGAGCTCGGCAACCTGGAAGCCCTTGATCTGTAGGGACACGCCCTTGGAGCCGGGCATGTCGTACACGTAAATGTCGTAGACGACCTTGCCCGTCGTCCCAGCAGGCACGCGGGGGATGGTGCCAGTCACGATGCGACCCAGGCTGTCGTACAGGGCAGGCGGGGTGTTGGTTTTCTGCTCGCCTGTCTTGGTCTGATAGGTGGTGTTGCGCTTGAAGTTCCAGAGAAGGTTCTCGGGATCAGGCTCCAGCTCGCCTTCTTCGTTGCGCTTCATGCTGGGCTTGTAGGGGAAGCGCAGCTTGTCGTCTGTCGCTGGGAACTTCGGGTTGGCTGCACGTTTGGCAGCGACTGCAGCCTGAATGTTCTGGATGATCGAGTCGGAATCCTCAAGGCTCAGAACGAAGCCAAGGTTCCATTCGACCTTGCCGCTGTTGGGGTTTTCGCGTGGTTCGACGACGTTGCCGAAGACCATGGCGCCGATTGGTGTGACCAGGTTGGGCACGAATTACTCCTGATGAAACGTGGATGGGCGGGTCTTACATGGCGTGGACCGAAGCTCACCACCAATGCCCGCTGGGCTAGATGATAGAGGCAATGTTGAATGCTGTCAACAAAGCATCAACAGAAAAGGTAGCTGTTTTCACCAATGCGGCTTCTGTCCAGGGTGCCGATGATCGGAGGCGCCAAGACCTCTTGCCCCACAAGGGATTCGACCATTCCCTGATGCTTGGTCAGCCAGTCCACCGAGTAGAACCGATGCCACTGGTCGTTGAGCTCTGACTGCAGCGTTTCAACATGCTCCAAGGTGGTGCCGAAGCAGTCATGAATCGTGGAGATCGGATGCTTGTACGTCCCCCAGTGCGATACAAAGCGCTGCAGGAACGCTGCATCCATGCTGTGGATGTAGTCAGGCACAAGCTTCCGAGCGGTCTTGCGCTTGTCAGGCTTACAACCTGAGTTGTCCGAAAGGTTCACTCGGATCGTTCGCTTTGCCAGGTTCAACTCGATGGTGTCCCGCTCGGTGGCTGACTGATAGGACTCAATCGCCATGCCATTGGGCGTGAACCAATACGGTCTGAGGCCTGCATCTATTTGCAGGTTGCTCAGGTGAGTGAGCCAGCGGCTCAGTCCCTTCACATGTGGCAGCGCCTCCGCCACCACTGCATTGACCGTGGTGGCCAGGACTAACGCCAGATCCAGAACGCGCAGCCCTTCGTCGGTCAGGAAGTCCCCGACCTCATCGCGCAGGTAGATCTTGATGGCCTCGGCCAGGCTGAGGTAGCTGCGGCCGTAGATCACCGGCATCAGCGTCTTCTTCCACAGGGACCTGGGGATCTGATGCTCACGCCACCAGTGGTAGGCCTTCAGCTTGTTCTCTGGATGCTCTTGCTCGCACTGCCAGCGGATCCTGGTCTCAACCAGGCGACCGATGCCCAGGTACAGGTCAGCCGGCTTGCTGCCGATCACGTTGGTGTACTGAGCCAGGATCCCGTCGCCTGTCAGGCAGGCCACATGACCCCAGCCTGAGCAGGTCTGGTCCAACCAGTGGATCGTCCCGCTGCAGTAGCTGGGGTCCTGCGTGTAGTGGAACCAGTCACGGCACAGCTGGATCAGTCGCCAGGGCTCCTTCGCCTGCTCCCAATAGCCAACGTTGCCCAGCGGATCGCCGCCGACCCTGGCCAGTACGGGCGACATGAGCTCCAGGTAGTTCAGCCGGTCCTGAGGGTGGGGGGCTGTGCCAACCGCCTCGCCCAGGCTCCAGGCAAAGGCCTTCTCGTGCCCCTTGATTGGGCTGCGCTCCTGGAACTGCGTCATGCAGCGCAGGTGGTCAGGGCCTTGGATGTTGAGCTGTGCTCCACGGCTGTAGAGCCGGCCGCGGTGGTCCATGTGCCACACGAACCAGATCGCGGGCGCTTCCTCCAGCCGGTGGTATGCGATCAGTGCATTGATGAAGCGGGACCGTTGGCTGTCCTTCCGCTGGTCCGACTTCCACTTCCATACCGCCTTCCAGTAGGCAGAAGGACCTAGGCCCTGCTCCCTGAACTCCGCATCAACGGGCTCCGAGATGCGATCACGCTTGGGCAACGCACCGATCTCGTGGCCGAGGTTCCAACAGGCTTCTGTCAGAGCGACCTGGGCATGGTCCAGCTGGTAGGCCTGGTCCTGCAGCAGGTTGATGCTGTTGAGCACGCAAGGCAGCATCCGCTTGCTGACCTCAGGCCACCGCTCCCAGGCCACGGTGCTCACCGTTGAGCCGATGCTCAGGTACCCACCTCCGGTATGGCCAGGCCACGGCCGCGGCGGCTGGATCATCGGCATGTACAGGGGCCGGAAAAGGACGGCGGCCTCCCGCCAACGCTTGAGGTAGTCCCAGTACAGCTGGCTGTAGCGGACCATCTTCACGGTCTTGCGGAACTGGGTGGTCACGTAGATCTCCAGCATCCGCGTGCTCTCGGCCACGCACTCAACAAAGAAGGCGCCCAGGGCAGCCCGCTCCACATGGGACAGCTCGCGGTAGGCCGCGGCCTTGCGGAAGCCTTTATCACGGAGCCGCTTGCGGATCAGCCCCATCGACAGGTCGTTGTTGCTGGCCAGCCGCAGGCCCTGCAGGTGGAGGCCCTTCCCCCATGAGGGGTGGGTCAACCAAAGGACGTACTCAGCACGCTTGCCGATGACGGTGCAGATCTGGTTGTAAGGCCGCTCATCGTTGAGGTTGCCGAGCAGGTAGGCAAAGCTCTCCAAGGCCACATGTTTGACGGCCTCAGAGCTGTGCATCAGGGCCCAAATGTGACGCTGACGACCCGGAGAATGCTTCGACTTCTCATAGATCTCCTGGACCTTTTGCAGGTACAGATTGGCAAGACGCTGGATGATTGTTCCGCTGGCCCCCTTCTGCCAACCGTCACGAAGTACGCGGCTTGCGCCAGTGGATCTGCACCATTCTTCGAGCTCAAGCTGTGGTTGCGGCGGTTGCTTGACAGCGTTTGATTGTTGATCGGCCATTCTCGGAGATCTCAGTGGGGATCCCCTGTGAGGGCTGGCTTCTTGCCTACTGGCAATCTTTGCTCGGATTATGAGTCCGCTGCATTCACCAGATTGCTAGACCCCCACAAGGGTTTTGGGCGGTTTGGTTGCATTTTGGTTGCTCTGGTTGCAACCAAGTCTCAGGTACTAGACAGCGTTCAACATTGGAGGAGCTCCTGAAGGTTGATACCGGCGGCGTGGATGTACCGCTGGGTGACGGCCAGGTTCTTGTGGCCTGCCCACTGCTGGATCGCAGGGGCCTGCCAGCCAAGACGTGCCAGCTCGGTGATTCTGGTGTGGCGCAGCGTGTGGATGACCCATTCGCGTCGCACAGTGTCACCTAAGCCGAGGGCATCGCAAGCCTCATGCTTGGCATCGTTGTAGTTGCACAGGTACCACCAGTACGAGATCCGGAAGACCTTGCTGCCACCCCTGGCCTTCATCGCCTTGACGATGGAAAGCACCTCGTCATCCATCGGAATGCGACGAGGCATGGCTCCCTTGGTTTTCACAAACTGTAATGTTCGTGCCCCAAGGTCCACCCTGTCCCAGGTCAGGTCCAGCGCCTCGCCCACACGGCAACCAACGCGACGCAGGAACAGGGTGAGTGCCACAGCCATGCGGTGCTCCCGTTTTTCCATCGCGTCGAGCATGGCCCCGAACCACTCGTCTGGAATCACCAGATCGCGTGGCTCCGGCAGCGGCAAGGTCCGCCCCTCGGGCATGAGGGGCATCTGATTGATGAAGCCCAGCCGGCAGGCTCGCTTCAACATGACGCTGGCCGCGTTCAGGTACTTCCTGATGGTGGTGTTGCTCAGGGGCTCACCCCCTGGCCCCGCGATCCGAAGTTCGGCCACCAGATCATCGAGGCGGGCCATGGTGAGCTCGCTGATGTGGGTGTCAGAGCCCAGCAACCGGGCCAGGCGCTGCGCGTTCTGAAGCTGCGAGGGATCCTTCCCTGCCCAGTCCAACCGCTCGCACAAGCGAACTAGCTGGCCAACAGAGCCGGTGGCAGGCGCCACCTCCTTGACCTCCTGGGCCTTCAGCTGTTGAGCCATGGCGGCCTTGGCCGCGGCCTCCCATTGCGCGGCCTCCTGTTCGGTCTCGAATGACTTCGAGATTCGGCCTGTTTCAGTTGTGATTTGAGCGAACCACTTATTGCGGTCACTCCGAAACCGTACCGCCATAGCTAATCATCTCCAGAAGGTGCAGAAAATCGGTGCCTTTCTTAGTCAAATAAACCTGCTTGATCCTTTCGTCATGCGGGTTGTCGCGGGTTTCAATCCAGTGCATGGTGGCGTTGCTGATCTGATCGCTACGCCCCTTAGAACCCAGAACATCCACTGCTCGGGAGACAGCGGAAAGAGTCAGGCTGCAGTCCGCAGCAAGCTCGGACTGGGTTTGACCCGGCTTCAGGGCAATGGCCAGCAACAGCTCAAGCTGACTGGCCCGCAACTGGGCATGCTCACGTCGGCAAAAACGCATTGCCGCGTGGAGCTTGGATAGGTTTGACATTGCAAGGTGCTCTCGCAATGTCAACCTAAGTCAACCGTTGAGCATTGGCAGCATTGCTTGACTGCATTCAACGTCACTTACGCCTTGAAAAAGCATTAAGTCTGACGGGAATAAAGTCCACAATAAGGCACATGTGCAGCAGAATGCAGCACTCAAATCGCACTGCTCTAGTAGCCCCATTGTGAAAAGCCATGGTGGGGACCTCTAGCAAACGTTTGCGGCTCCGGGAGACGCTCAGGTAGAAGTCCACGGGCAACCAGATGCTCACGCCAGATTTCGGCGTGTTCCGCGGTAAAGAACTGTGAATCACCGGAAGCTACAGAAAGTGCAGAAACAGTTAAGCCAATGACTAAACCAAGGAAGTGCGGAGCCTTCACTTTTCATCCCCCAGAGGAAAATTAACAGTTTCACTGGCCAGCTTTTGACTATCGAACGCAGTCAAGTTCTTGGCATCAAAAGACGGCACGAGGCCGCGGCCTTCCCACCTCCAGCCGAGGCCAATTAAGGCCTCAACATGGTGTGCCACGAGGGTTTCAGTGTCCATCACCAACCCCCCTTATCCCAGCCGCAGTAGGTGGATTTGCTGTTCACGCAGTTCTTCATCCGTTGATCCTGAATGCTGTAGATCTGCTGCTGAAGGCTGTTGATCTGCTGCTGCTGGGATTGGCCCCATGGCTGCCCATAAGGCGTCACAGGTTGGCCGTATCCGCTAGTTGGCGGATAAGCCCAGACCGAGGCCTGAAGAAAGGCGGCCAGTGCGGCCGCCACGGTGCAAAAGTGCTGCTTCATTGTGTGTCTGGCTTATGACGCTCTAAGGCGTTCTCTACTAAGTGTGCAACTAGGTTACTCATGCTTCGGCCCTGTTGAGTAGATAGGCGCATGACGCGATCAAATACAACAGGCGGCAGCACGACGGTCAGCCGCGGATTTGCTCTGGTGTGCATGTTCGGGATTGCAAGGTGCAACAGGGAGCCCAATGAGGCTCCTAGGGAAGCCCCGAAGGGCCTCCGTAGGAGCGTCAGGCAAGCGCTTCAATCTCGGCCTGCATCACGTCCCGCTCGATCAACCGCAAAGCGCCAGGGGTCCAGCGCCGCTCGATTGGGTAGCCGGCCACGTCGTGCAACTCCTGCGCCCAGTAGTCGGCGTGATCCGTTGCGCCTAAGGAATCAAGCGTGCGGATCCCGGCCCGTATGTCAGCCATAAGCTGAGCGCTGGGAGCGGTTTCGGCTGGCCAGAGTTGCACTGGCGTTGCGGCTGGAATAGCGGTGAGTTTCGGCATGATTCGGCAGTTGCAGGATGTTCGGCGTGGTTGATCAGCGGATTGATGCGGTAGCGGTGAAAAGTGCATGACCTGTGATCCGCGACTCGTGGCAGGTGATGGTGCCAATGAGGCCCTCGCGCTGCAGCTCTTGCGCAGCCTGCAGCAGGTCACCAACACGGGAAAACATGCCCGAAAACCCGGCATCTCCCTTTTCGGCCAGGCGGGCTAGCACGTAGGCCTGATAGGGCTGGTAATCACAGCGGCGGGTTGATTCGGCCAGCAGGTGACGGGCTGTGATGCTGGCGTCAGTGGTTGCGGTGTTCATTGAAGGAATTGCAAGGTGTGCGACGTGGTTGATCAGCGGCAATAAAGAGATCGCGTCAGCTCGCTGCGCAACCGCTGGCGAGCTGACCTCAGCTCCTGCTGCGTTGCGGGCAGCAGGCTGAAAAGCTGCGTTCCGGTGAGTTGATCCAGCGCGGCTAGCAGCGCTGCTGCCTGCGGTCCGGAGAGTTCAAAGCGTGAGACGTAGGCCACGGCCAGGGATTGCAAGGTGTTCACGTCAGGAGCCGGGAGAGGCCCCTAGGGAGGCCGCCAGGGCCTCCGGAGGAGCTTCAGAAGGCTGCCTACGCTCAGCTGTTGAGCGCAGGCAACAGGAAGGCAGCACTCACCCGTAGAAAGGCTCAGCAGGTTGCAGGCGAACGGCAAAGTCCACGTCCCGAAGCCTGGCCACGTAGCAACCAAGCCGCTCACTCCAGGTGGGCTCAGTGTTGGGCCACAGAAGCTCCCGGATGTGGCTGGTGGGATGCGAGCTCCAACCCTGGCCCATCTCATCGTTTGCCCGTTGAAGCTCGCGGTCCTCAAGCTTTGCCAGGTGATCCACAGAGTCTGGGTTGATCGGCTCAGCCCACCAGCCCACAGTCCAATCCAGGAACCCAGACTCTGCCGGGCTGTCAACCCTGAAGACCTGAAACGGCCCATAGTTGCCGCGCACATCGCCACCAAGGTGCGTTTCAACAACGATGAACACGTCGTCGCAGTAGAGCCAGTCGCTGCGATCAACAGGAGCGAACACAGAGAACACAAAGTTCTCTGAGAGGTCATTCTCCGAGTTGTAGGTGTTGTCTCTCAGTACGTGCTCATACTGCTGGTGGGTCAGGCGAGCAAACCAGCGGCAAAGCGCGTCCTCTTGCTCAGTCGCCCATCCGCCTGCCTCCAGGTGCTCGGGCAGTTCAAGTGGCGTTCCCAGAGTCGCCTCCAGGTGTTGAGCGGTGTCAAGGGTGGGGCAGTCCCACCAGCGCTGATCAACTGAAACGATGGCCATGAGATCAAATGCAAGGTTCACAACAGGGAGCCAATGAGGCCCCTAGAGAGGCCGGCTGGCCTCAGTAGGAGCGTCAGGGATCAGATCTCAACAGCTTCCGCAATGGCGAATTGCACGCCACACACGGTTGCGGCAGGAGTGCGCTGATACTTCGCCAGCTGTTTTTGAGCCAGCTGCAGGCTGCCGCACCAGGTGACAGCCTCGCTGCCGTTAACGACGCAATGGGTGTAGGTGCGGGTCTTGCTGCTGCGCTTCACGGTCTGGCCGTTAAGCGTGGTGGCGGTGTAGGTGGCGGTCATTGGCTGTGGTTGCAAGGTTCACGCATGAGGCAACGACACCTCATGCACCAATGAGATCACACACCTTGCCTGCTGTCAACAGGTGAGCTCCCGCAACCTCCACCCACCAGGTGCCGAGCGCCGCGGATGGCCGTCCCGGAGCCGGCCGCCCTGCGGCCGCGCTCAGGCCAGGAGCAAGCGAGCTCACCTCCCCTCCCTCCCCCTTGGTTGCATTCCCACCGGACTCTGCAATCTCAACCTCTCCCCACCTCACTCCCATCACCTCACTCCCCCTGTATCTCCCTCTCATCTCCTGTTGTCTCTCCTATCAACAGCCAACAACAGCCTTAAACAACAACAACCAACACCTCAATCTCACCCTCATTCAGGTGCCGGGAATCGCTCGGGCTTGTCGCCGGCTCCCGCCGGCTCCCTGCTACGCCCTCACTCCTCCCTTCACCCCTCTTAGTTCCACCCCCTAAGTGCCTCCCACCTCATCTCCCCTTCACCTCCCTAAGCATCACCCCCACCCCTCCCCCCTCATCACCTCTCCCCTCATGCCCCGGGTCGGGCTTGGGTATGAGTTTGCAAGTGCAACTCATGCGTGTTAATGCACCCGAATTCCCCTGCACTTGAGGTTGGTTGCGAACCCAACGGACTGGTGATCCGCTGGAACCCCAGTGATCACCAGGCTGGTTGCGTGCGCCCTGGTGTTCGGTGACGCACCCCCTATGGGGGAACACACGCGAGGGCGTGTGAGCGTTCAGCCGCTTGGGAATTAGGAGCGGGAGTCGCGGTTGGTGGAGCTGTGGAGTTGAGCTGAGCCGAGGTTGGTGGAGTGCGTCGGGTTCAGCGAGGGGCTCCTGGTGATGCAGGAACACTATCATATGAAGTCAATAGGGTTTTCAGCGATTTAGGTTCAGGGGGATACAGAAGCGGGGAGGGCATAAGGGATATTGATTGAGTGATTGTGATGGTTGACAGGGTTTGATAGTGTTGGGGGACGTGATTAGCGTGATGAGCAGTGGCCTGGAGCGAGGTTAATTACACGAGGTGCGGGAAGAAGCTGGGAGATTTAGCGCGAGTAGTGCCTCACATGAACTTGAAGGAAGTGGATGAGACGTTGTTCTGGATGAGGGAGGAGTGGGGGAACCTGGGGCATGGCAGGAAGATGGTGTGGGGAAGGCTGAAGAAGAGGCAGCGGGAGCTGCTGGGGATTCAGGGGGGTCCGCCACGGAGCGGCCCAGTGGTGCATTTGACGGTGGAGAGCGCAGCCTTGCTGGATGAGGTGAGGCGGTTGAAGGCGGAGCTGCGGGGCAAGGGTGCGTGAACTGGACGGAGATCTTGTTGAAGGGAGGGGTTCCTGATGCGCCTGGGTACCAGGAGCTAGTGGCGGTGATCAGGGAGGAAAGGTTGTGTCAGCCTGTTGACAGCGTTCAACAGAAGAAGAAAGGGAGGCGGAAGAAGAAGTGACGCAGGCCATACCCCTGCCCCAGTTCACGACGATGTTGATGCGTGAGTTGGGAATGGCGGAAACGCCAACGCCAGTACAGCTGCAGATTCTGGACTATTTGCAGCATGGGCCAAAGAGACGTGTGATTGCAGCGTTCCGTGGATGTGGCAAGAGCACGTTGAGTGCCATGTACTTGCTGTGGAAGCTGTATCAGGATCCAAATGAGAAGTGCTTGATCATCAGTGCTTCCATGTCCAGGTCAGAAGCCATGACGGCCTGGATGTTGCAGACCATCGGCCGAGTGCCGTGGTTGAAGCACATGCAGCCCGACAGCCATGACGGGCGCTACTCCAGGATCAATTTCGACGTTGGGACCTGCTTGAACATCGAGCAGAGCCCGAGTGTCCGCGCTGCGGGAATCACGGGTCAGATCACGGGCTCTCGTGCCAGCACGATCCTGGTTGATGACTGCGAAACACCGCAGACCTGTCTGACGCAGGTGCAACGGGAGAAGCTACGCAACAGCCTCAACGAGTTGGAGGCCATCCTCAAGCCAGGCGATGGGCCAGAGATCGTCTACCTGGGTACGCCGCACAGCAGCACGGACTCGATCTACTTCGCCCTGCAGCGAGACCTGCACTACGACATGCGGATGTGGCCAGCACGGGTCCCTGTTGACCCGACGCCTTACCGCGGAGCATTGGCGCCATTGATTGAGCGGCGTGTTGGCGTAGCCAATGGCCGGCCTACAGACACTCGTTTCTCCGAGGACGAGCTACTGCAGCGCGAGCTATCCATGTCGCCCATGCAGTGGAAGCTGCAGTTCCTGCTGGACGCCACCCTCAGTGACATTGAGCGCTACCCGCTGCGGTGTGGCGACCTGATGGTGATGACGGTTGATGGGCACCTACCGGAGGTGGTGACCCATGAGAAGGGCAAGCACCTGGCGTTGGACGATCTGCCCTGCGTGGGCATGTCCCATGACCCGCGCTTCTACCGCCCATCGCAAATTGAAGGCACAGTGCCTGTGGGGGAAGTCCCCACGGTCATGGCCCTCGATCCCTCGGGTGGAGGCAGTGACGAGTTCGCCTGGGCAATCGTCAAGGCATGGGCTGGCAACTACTTCCTGATGGAGTCCGGTGGACGCCTGGGGGGCGTTGGCGAGAGCTTGTGGGAGAAGATCGCCTCGTTGGCCAAGCAGCATGGAGTCAACGAGATCCTGGTCGAGACGAACTTCGGCGGTCTGGAGGTCTACGCCCAGCTGCTCAAGCCCTACCTGGTGAAAGCCGGGGCGCAGTGCCGGGTGGAGCCGATCCGCTCCAACCAGCGGAAGGAGCTGCGGATCATCGACACCCTCGCCCCGGTGATGCAGACACACCGGATGGTGGTGGATCGGCGTGTTGTTGAGGCTGATGCAGAACTACTGAAGGCTGCTGTTGAAGACAAGGACAGCTCCTACAGCCTCTTCTACCAAATGACGCGGCTTACAGCAGATCGCGGCAGCCTGCTGCACGATGACCGCCTGGATGCCTGGGCCATGTGCATCCAGTGGTTCCAGCAGCAAGCTGCGCAGGATCAACTGGTGCGGCGTGAAGCACGCAGCGTCGAAATGCTGGAGGCCATGCTCGCTGATTGGAATGGCCACGTCGTCATGACACCAGACCGCATGGCCATGGGCATGAGCTTGGAGCAGGCGCGTGTGGCTGACGCTGGCCAAGGCACCAGCTGGATCTAGCGTTTGACAGCGTTCAACAGTCGTGATGACCTACAACCCGAAGTGGCGCGTTGAAGATGAGCGCCGCCTGGAGTGGCTGGAAAAGCTGTACAGACTGGACGGAAGACAGCATGAGTGCCACCCGATGCACTGCTGCTACACCGGGTTAGCACGGAAATACGGGACGCTGCCTTGGAAGGTGACCTAACGCCCCTGGCCGCGATAGGCCTTGCGGCGTGGCTTGACGCGACTGCCGCGGCCACTTCCTTGCGTGCTCTTGTGGTGGACGGGTTCCTTACGAGGGACTGACCCCGTGCCGGTCTTGGAGCGGACGGCCATGCTTGAGCACTGTCAAGTGTCTATGTCTTAGCTGGTTCGCCTTACGTTGTGAAGATGTACCTGGTGGCGCCAGAAGGCGGCAGGGAGACATAAGAGGGCAACAGCTCAAATGCTCCGGCCAAAGCAATCAGTGTCCGGGAGGCAGTTACTGCTTGATCAAGGCCCGTCAGCGCAAATGCACCTGGCTCAGGGGCAAGGGTGACTGCACGCTGCAAAGCAACGGCGCTTCCCGTTAGCAGAATGTGGCTGTAGGCGGCTGTCAACTTGCGGTCATGCCGCAGGGTTACTGAGTGGTGATCGTCAGAGCCTTAAAGCGAGGCTCCACTGCCAGGTACGCCCACTCGGTGTCGAAGTTCAGGTCACTGGCTTTGCGCAGCACCTGATTCTCCAAGCCACCAGCCGCTACTCCTGGGCTGCTGGAACCTTCTGGAGCAGGGTTGTAGTACCGCATCAGACGAACTCAGTGACCTGAGCGGCGCCCGTGGCGTTTGCCCAAATGCCGTAGATGGCGTTGGTGGCGATCAGCTGCTGGTCAAACAGCAGGAACGCGCCTGGCTGCACTTCGACAAAGCAGTTGGCAACGGTGGCCGGGTTGCTGAATGACAGGTACAGCTTGCTGGAGCTGATGTTGGAGACGGTCAGGCCTTTCCGGTTGGCATTGCTGGCCAGGATCAGGGTGCTGGTCGATGTGCCGCTGATGGAAGACGTTGTGAGGGTGCGAGCCGCTACGCCACTGGTTACGGCAAAGGCGCTGGCTCGCAGCTGCGCATCGGTCAATGGACCGGAGACAGGAACGTCGCTGGCGCGGAGCTGAGCGTTGGTCAGTGGCCCAGAGACGGGAACCGCCGTTGCCCTCAGCTGGGTATCAGTGAGAGGCCCAGAGACGGGGACGGCAGTGGCTCGCAGCTGAGTGTCAGTCAGTGGGCCGTCAACAGTGATGCTTCCGCCGCCGTCATCAATCGTCAGGGCTCCGCCTGCATCTGAAACAGGGACAGGCGAACCTGAGGTGTTGTTGACAGTGACGCTTGTGGGAACAGTGATGTTGTCAATGGTGACTGATCCACCATCGAGGGTCACAGGGACAGAGCCGCCGTCTGGACCGCAGACCTCATACTTGGCGTAAGTGGTATCACTGGTCATCGTGACCTGTCCGGTCAGAGGACTTGTTGGATCCGTATAGCGGGTCATGGCTAATCAGGGGTCATGGTCATCAGTCTCTCAAGCTCTTCGTGGCTTGGCAAGGAATCTTGTATCTGCTGAATTGGCACTGATGCTTCTATTGTGCTTGTGATGTTATTGTCTTTAAGAAAACGCATTGCACGATCCAGCCCCGCAATGCGCTCTCGTGGATCATCCGAGTGCAGCAACGACACAATTTCTTGACCAACTAGCCCATGGATTTGCGCCAGCAGGGCTTCCGAAGCGCGTGACATGCGGTAGCTTGCGGTTGTACTTGACACCATTCAACCAATGGCACGTAAAGGAGGCAAAGGCAAGGGTGGTGGCAAGAAAGGCTGCTGATAACCCATGACTTACAGCCGCCCTGGGACCAGCGAGGTCAACGCTTTCTTCAAGCCGTCGATGCCCAACCGGGTGTCTGGCGCACCAGATCAGCGCGTCAGCGTTGGCCCCTCCGGTGCGCTCTATGACAACCGCAACGCGGCTATCGCGGGCAAGAACGCTGGTCAGGGTTTTGCTGAAGTCGCCAGCTTCTTGGATAAGTTCACCGAGACAGCAGCTCCTATCTACAACGCCTATCTGGATCAGCAGGCAAAGGAGCAAGTTGGCGAGCTCTTCCAGACAACAGATGGCCAGACCCTGCTGCGCAGTGGCGACGCCAACATGCGCCAGACCCTGCGGGCGCTGAGCCCAAGGGCGCAAGATTTAGCGAATCAATCTCTTGCTCAGGGCGCTGTTTCGTTGTACGGACAAGCCCTGGCCGTCGATGTGGGCAATAGTTCGCTCCTGAAGAACCCTCAGGCGTCGAGCGAGGACAAGGCGAAAGAGTACGCAAGGCTGCGTGATTCAGCTGCAGAACGATCTGGCCTGACAGCTGTTGGGCCTGAATACGTTGCCCCGTTCGCTCCTCAGATCCTGCAGATAGAGGCGACCGTCAAGGGCCAGAGCTACGAGGCCTTGGTCAAGAACATCGCTAGTGATCAGGACGTTAAGAACACGCGCTTCTTGGCGACGCAGATCGAAGGCATGACCGCGTACAGAGAGAACGCTGTTCGCGCTCAGCCCGATAGCCCTGATCTGCGAATCAAGATTGAGGATGCGCAGAGGCAATATGTAAAAGACACCTACAAGAAGTTCTCGGAGGAAGGGGTCTATACAGCAAATGAGTTTGCAGTTCGTTTGGCTCAAGCGTATTCAGAGCGCATCGGCTTCTACACAAGCAGGGGCGACTTCGACAAGGCAGACGCATTGTTGCGCCAAGCGGCAGCACTCCAGGACAAAGGCATCGTGTTGGGCGAGGGCACTGCTTCGCCGGTCGATCTGTACGACATTCCGATCAACGATGCTGGCAAGACATTTGGTGCATTTATCTCTGACGCCCAGACCAATCTGAAGCCACTAGCCGAGGAGTACCAGAAGAAGCAGGCACTGAACCAAGCGCTTCCGTTATTCACGCGCATGGCCCAAGGGGATGAAGCAGCTCGTGCGCAGCTGGAAGCGATGCTGCCTCAGCTGGCCAACAACGCTGAAACGCTGTCGGCGTTGGTCTCGATGAGTGGCCAGATGCAGAGCTACGGCCAGCAGCCCACCCAGGCTCAGCTGGAGATGCAGCTCGACCTGGAACAGGGCCTCAACGATCCGAACCGGAATCAGAGCGAGTTTGCTCGGCGCATTAGGGCCTCCAACCTGACGGTTCAGCAGAAGATCAGTCTGATGAACCGCAACACTCAGCCTGCCGATTCGCGCATGGCGAACGTTGCGATGGCGCGAAATGAAAGCAGCGACCTCATTGAGGACGCCGCTCAACAGATCACTCGGCAGCAGCTGAAGCAGCCAGCATTCCAGGGCGCCAACGCTCAGGAGCTACTGGAAGAGAACCGCCGCAAGTTGCGGATTCAGGCCACCAAGCAAACAGAGGAGCGGATCCGTAACTCCAGCAAGCCGGTCAGCAGGGAAGAAACACTGGACTTCTTCCGTAACGAATTGGAAGCGCTGCGGACCAGCAAAATGAAAAGCACTGGAACGTCAGAGCCAGAAGGCCTCAGCTTCAATCAGCGCGTGATGAATGAAGTCAACGAGGTTCAAGCAAACATGATGTCGCGTGGGGGTAGCGGCTATCAGACCATTGGCATCTTCCCGCAAAGCGTCATTGACGGCGCACGGGCTCGTGGCGTGCCACTTGATTACCGGAACGTTCAGAAATACTTCCTCAATCGCATTGGTGCGGTCAAGAACGAGAAGGGAGAAAAAGCGTTCCCGAACCCACAGGACACGTACAGGCAGATGATCCAACGGATCCCGCCTGTCAGCGGCCCTCGAACCAAGGGCACATCCGGTCAGACGCCAATGGCTATCCCGATGAGTGCATTCGGGATGGGCATGATCCAGCCCGGCAATGCACTGTCGAGTCTGTCTTCGTTGCTTGGAAAACTGGGCATTGACATGGGCGGCTCCCAGGGAGCATCGAGCCCAGCGCCAAAGCCAAGCTCCTCTGCCTCTCCCGCGAAGTCCCAGCAACAGACGCAACAGCAGGCTCCGCGTCGCACCGCGCCACAGGCTGTACCTCAGCAGGTCATTGGTGGAGGGCTTGCATTGCTTGCCCGAGTGCAGCAGCCGACGGCTGCGGCGCCTGAAGGGCCAAAGCCAAACCTGGCAGACATGGTGATCAACAGCGAGAACCTGTCTGCACTGGCTGCGATCTGGCGCAATGAGCGGCCAGTCACTGTTGAGACGCCTGCCTTGCCTCAGGTTGTGGCATCGGCCCCTGCAGCGCCTGTCCCTCTGGCGATTCGCAGTGACATGCACCCGATCATGGTCGCCATCGGGATCAATGAAGGGACCCGCACCGCAGACGGTGGTTACACCAAGGCCTATTACGGCCACCGTGATCCGGGCAATGGAAAGCTGAACGTTGGCACGGTGTCTGGCCAGCAAGGTGGATCCCCCCAGGCCAGTGACCGCCGTTGGATGGGCGTCCTGACCAGCACGGCGGTCAAGGTCACTCCGCTGCTGCAGCGCATGGGTATTGCTGCCAACAGCGTTGGATTCAATCGCCTCCTGTTCAACGCCCTCGACTTGGCCGTTCAGGCCCCTGCCGCGCTGCCTGACTTTCTCAAGCGACTGCCGCGCATCATCCAAGCAGGCGTGACCATCGAGTCCATCGCCAAGGCCAGAGCTGATGCGTTCTTCAACCCAGCCACTGGCCGACTAGAGGCTGGCGGTTTTGGCAACAACTACTCCCGTCTCCTGGCTGACCAGAGATCCAGGGCCGGCACTTTCGATTACAGGAGGAGAGTCTGATGGCTGCTCGTTGGGATTCAGAGAAGCAGCAGTGGGTGTTTGATGAGCCCAGCAGCGCATCAACAGCTGTTCTTGCTGCCCCACAAGGGCTGGACTACGCCGGTGAGGTGCAGTGGCAGTACCAGCAGCAGCAAAAGAATCAGCTCAAGGCTGATGAGATGGCGGTTCAGCAGGGTGGCGATCAGCGCCCTGACGTTGCGCAGAACGCTGGCCAGTTCTTCGGTGACCTTGGCAAGATTGCGGCCAATGCAGTCGTCGGTCTTGGGACTGACTTCGTTGACCTTGGCTTAGGTGTTGCGGATGTGGTCCGCCAGGCCACGAGCTTGGCAACGACTGGCGAGCTGGATCCGACCGTCAATGTCTTCGACGACAGTGACAACCCATGGACGCAGTGGCGCCGCGACACGTTCCGCACTGAGACCAAGGCGGGCCAAGCCGTTAGCAACTTGGTTCGGCTCGGGACGATGGTCACCACGCTGCCCAAGCTGGCGTTCAGCGTCCCTGCCAAAGCCCTTGGTGCAGCAGGGAAAGTCAAGGCGCTGGGTGGTGTTGGCGACATGGCGGCTGGCGCGGCCAGTGTCTTCACCAAGCTCGATGATCTAGCCAACGCCAAGAAAGCCAGCACTGCAGCGACTGCCCTTGGGCAGGTTGAAAAGACCTTCCAGAAAGGCACTGCAGCACAGAAGGCAGCGAGCCGTGCCATCAGGAATGACTGGTTGAGCCTGACCTATCAGGACGTGGCGAAGTCCGTGCCTGAGGTCGGCAGCTGGATGGATGACGTTCGCCAGTCAGCCAAGGCATGGACGCAGCTCGGCAAGGGCACCCCTGGCGCTCGGATCCGCACTGTTGGGGAAGCCTTGGCATGGGATGCCTTTGCTGCGTTTAACGTCTACGGCGAAGGCGACGCAGAGTTTGACGAGACCTTTGGCGATCTGCTGGCGTCCAGCAACGTGGACTTCCTGCGGGGGCTGGGCAACACCACTGCGACCTATGCGGAAGACAGTGCGCTGACCCGCAAGGCCAAGCAGATGCTGGAGGGTCTGGTGATGGCTCCGGTCCTGAACGGGATCATCGACCAGTACAGGGTGTACAAGTACGCCCGCAACTTCCGTACTGCCGGCGAGGGCGAGCGTCGGCTGATTGTTGAGGCACTGAACGCCAGCAGCCAGGAGATTGGGGAGAGCATTGGCCGAACCCTGGCCGCGCAAGGTCGAGTCAGCGGCGTGCGGATGCCAGGCGCCATGACCGACCTGCAGTTCCAGGTTGATCAAGCCCGCCGCACACAAGAGACCAAGAACCAGTTCCTGCAGGACATGCAGCAGGCGCAAGCGCGTCAAGCCGCAACTGAACCTGGTGGCGCCATGGTTCCTTTCGATCAGCGGCCAATGCCGCCGACTGAAGGCGTGCCGGCTGACATGGCCAGCCCGGTGCAGAACCGGTTGGCGCAGATGGAAGGGCTTGCCAGCCAGCTGAATGAGGACCCGCTGTACCAGCAGTGGCTGCTGGAGCGGGCGCCCAACGAGCAGTTCATGCCGCCCCAGGCCGGGGGAAACCCTGCACTGCAGCAGTTTGCAGCACAAGGGGCCATGCCCAGTCCTGCGTCCCAGGGCGGGCCTGACGATCTGTCGGCTTACAAGGCCTGGCTGGAAGAGAAGGCTCGGTTACCCGAGGCCGAGTTGGATCCGCGGGTGCAGCAATCGCTGCGACGCCTGGAAGGTGTGGGTGAGTTGGCGCCCGTTCAACAGCTAGCTGCTGCTGAGCCTGTTCGGGTTGGCGGAATTGAACCTGCTCAGATTGTTGACCTTGGGCCGCGGCCGCCAGAGGTGACCGTCACCCCGCAGACGATTCGCAGCGCTTTTGAGCGTGATGCCTTCAAGGCATTCATGGAAGCGCAGGAGCTCACTTTCATTGAAGGCCCTGACGGAATCATGCGCTCCATGGAGGAGCTGCAGTCGCAAGTGCGGCAGATCATGCCGCGCACGCGAGTGGATGCACTGGAGTACATCGCCACCTTCCGCCCTGCAGCCAACCGCTATGGCGTGGTGCCTGCATCGGATTCGGTGTGGATGAACTTCCTGTATGACCGTGGCCTGCAGGAGGGCTGGGCGTCGATTGACCCGGACACCATGGCCGTCCGCTTCAACCGCAAGACCGCTGCCGACCTTGACCGGGGGGACCTGGTGACGGATCAGGCGGCCAAGCTCGATGAGTTGAACCGTTACCAGGAGTGGCTCTGGAACAAGGAGCTGGTCAACGGCAATCCTCAGATGCGTCCCGAGGTGCAGGACAACCTGGCTGCAAAGGAAGCCCGTGACGCTTACGACCAGTGGGAGGCCCAACAGGCTGCGATGCCACCTGAGCTGAAAGTTGACCAGGCAACGGTCGCTGCTCAGGAGGAAGCCCTGCGTGCTGGCCAGAACCTCAGCCAGTTCGATGCTGCAGAGGAACTGCGACTGACTGCAGCAGATGCGCAGGCCTTGCAGGGACTGATGGATGACCAGACGGTTGTGCGCGAAATGTTGGGCACAACCCTTGACAGCGTTCCAGTTCCTGAGGTGCGCAAGGCTGAAATAGGCAGAGGCTGGGAAGTATTTGATGAGAATGGAGAGATGATTGGACGCACAACAACAAAGCGTCAGGCTGATCAACTTGCTGAAAAGCAACTGCGTGACAACCGCGATGCACTGCTCGCACGGGCAAGGCAAATGGAAGCTGATGCTGCCGATGAGGCGATGAACGTGACCATTGGCAACCCGGTCTACGACTCAGAGATTGCAGGGAAGGTGAAGCTGACGGACGCGCAGATCCGAGCGGTCCAGGGCATCCTGCCCAGCCTGGATCAGAAGCTCGATCAAGCATGGCTGGCACGCCGTGGCGAGCAAGCGTTCTTCAACATCAACGACCTTGGGCCACAAAAGCGCACCTTTGAGTTGACGCAGGGCGACATGTTCGCCTTGCAGAACGGCATCCGTGACGTGCTCAAGGAAGCTGGTGACATTAAGAGCAGCCCCAAGCTGCGTGCATTGCGCAACTTGGCCGACAAGCTCGACACCGAGATGAAGCTGCTTGAGCCTCAGGCAAGAGCGCAGCGATTCGTTGATGGCCTTGTCAGCGACACCAGAACCACCCTGGATAACGGTGGATTGCATTGTGAGGACTTCTGATGGCCCGCGTCGCATGTGCTAACCCCAGCCCCTACGCTCCTCCTCGTTTCATCGAGAGGTCAGAAGCCGCGGATCGTGGTGAGTATTTCGTTGCCGCCCTTAAGTCGGCTGAAGCGTCTGGCCTCTACACAAAGCAGCGTGAAGGCTTCGATGCAGAAACCACGCAAAAGCTGGTGAAGCATTTGCAGCAGATGTTGCCCATGAACTGGGCTGATCTGACTGACTACTACCGCAAGATGGGTTGGCTTCGTGTTGACAAGAAAGCCACCAAGGCGGCGGCGGCAGAAGGGGCCAGGGATGTGGTGTACAAGCCCGCCATGGTGGGTGGGGAAGAGGAAGGCATTGCGGCTGCCGTCACCAAGAATTATTTGGATTCAACAGCTGGTGGCATTAAGCAGGCGGCCGACAATTTCCTCCGCAAGGTCAGCGCTGGCGAAAACGCCACCATGGAAGGCATGGTGTTTGCCCAGCAGATGCAGCACCTGTCCCGCTTTGGCGGTTATGTCCTTGGTTGGGATCAGTCCTATGGCCGCGGCCTGCGGATCCAGGCTTTGCGCCAAGGTGCAGGCAATGCAACCAGGGACGCGGATCGCTTCCTGCAGGAGACCACTGATCGACTAGGCAACGTTGGCCAGTACCAAGACAAGTTCCGAGAGATCGCGGCCAAGTTGCAGGGTGACGGGCAGCAGAAGGTTGAAGGTGTCAACGAGCTGATCAGCCTGGCCAAGCGGGTCAAGTTCCTCGACGACCCGCTCAAGATCGCCAAGTCATCCATGAGCCTGGAGATCGCAGGCAACGCCTGGACTGAGGTGTTCATTAACGGGTTGCTGTCTGCCCCTGGCACCTTCGTCACGAACGCAGCCGGTGTGGTCTGGGCTGTTGCTCGGCCCATGCTTCAACTCGGCGCGGCCAGTGCTTATGCAGCCACTGGCATTGCCGGAAAGCAGATGGCTGAACAGGCGGCGACTGAAGCTGCTGCGGCTTTGTCGGCAATGCGTGTGGCATGGCGTGATGCGTTGGAGCTGGGCTGGCACGCTGCCAAGACTGAGACCACCCTCTACCAGGCCGGAGCAGAGACTGGGATCAACGCCGCAATCACTGGCGCCAAGCTGGAAGAGCTAATGGCGCGGCGTGGGGTTGAGGTCAGTGATGGTCTGATGGACACCGTGGACACGCTTGGCCAGGCGCTGCGCCTTCCGTCTCGCGCACTGCTGGGAACAGACGAGTTCGCCAAGCACCTGGTGATCCGCGGCGAGGTGGCGGCCCGAGCGGTGCAACGTGCTGCTCGTGAAGGCGTTGACCTGAAAGACAAGGCAGCCCTGGAGGGCTTCATCCAGCGAGAGGCCAATGCAGCATTCAACCTGCACAAGCCTGAGCTCTGGGAGAAGTACAAGCTCGACAGCGCTTACAACTTGATGAACGGGATCTCGGCAGAGGCTGACCGAGCCACATTCCAGGAGCTGAACCCCATTGCGCAGAAGGTCAACAACCTGCTGCAGACCGCTCCGTATCTGCGGCCATTTGTCCCGTTCGTGCGGACACCGCTGAACATCCTCAAGCAAGGGTTCGTTGAGTCAACGGGCTTCGGCGCTGTGATGAATGCGAGCAAAGCCATTGCTGGTGCAGGGTTCAACCCCACTGCGTCGGTCATCGCTATTCAGCAGGAGCTACTTAAGGACCCTGGCGAGACCTTCCGTGTTGCTGGTCAGATCGCGTTCACCACGACGCTGGCCGCGGCGTTCTATGGCATGGCCATGGATGGTCAGATTGTTGGCGGCGGACCTGGGCGCTGGTCAGCAGGCGGCCGTGGGAGCGCAGCGCAAAAGGCATGGGAGAACGCGGGTAACCGGCCCTATGTCCTCAAGCTGGGCGACACCGAGATTCCCTTTGATCGGTTTGGCGAGCCTGTTGCAGGAATCCTGCGGATGGCCGCTGACATGGGCCAGTACAGCGCCTATGTCCCTCAGGCAGCACAGGAGGAATGGGTGGCGGCCATGGCCGGAATCATGGTCACTGGCCTGTACCAGGCGACCTTCCTGCGTGGCATCAACGACGTGATGGACACGCTCAGCGATAAGAACCTCGTGGCTGGGACCAAGGCCGCAAAGCTGGTGCAGAACTACGCGGCGACGCAGACGCCCTTCGGCGGACTACTCAACTACGTGGACAAGATCGTTGACCCCTACAAGCACGCCTACCAGGGGGCGACCTTCGCGGAAGTGATGCGAGTCCACGAGGACACCTTCGGCACAGGGATCTTCGCCAGACTCACCGACCGGATTCCAGGAGCTGGTGGGGCCACACCGTTGTTGATTGATCAGATCACAGGGGAGCCGGTGCCGACTTACCCAGGCGAGGGGCCTGGTGGGTTGAACCCACTGCAGATGGCGATCCCCTTCCTTCCCCGTGGAAAGCGAGGCGCAGATGCAGCTTGGCAGGCGATCTTTGAGATCAAGGGCGCCTACACCGAGAAGAGCCCGACTTCCTCTGGGTTGAAGGTCACAGTCAGGGAGCAGCAGGAGTTGAACCGCGAGATGGCCACGATCAGGATTGGTGGCAAGACGCTGGCCCAGGCAGTCCTGGAGTACCGCAATCGGCCTGAGGTCCAGTCCTATGTGGACAAGCGTGGTGCGGCGTTTATGGACATTCGCACGAAGATCGAGCGGGGGCTGGACAGCCTCATCAATGACTACTACGACGTTGCATATAACAAGGTGATTCAGGGCAACGCTGGCCTGCGTGAGCGTTACATGCTTCTTGAGGGCAGCCGCAACGCTGCAATGGCGAATAATGCAAGTGAAGCATCAACAATCAATCAACAGATTGACGCCTTGTACGAACGTGCTCGTCGTGGCTATTAGCGGTAGCCTTGACACAAGTGATAAGGATGCCCAGTGACAGCGCCTTCGTTCACATACAGCGGGAACATCTACACGGCCGGCACGGCTGGCGCTGTTGACTTTGCGCTGACTTCAACGACTGGCAATCCCATTGCATATCTGCAGCCGTCTCATGTTCATGTCTACAAAAGCTCCAACCAGGGCAGTACGTGGACTGAGCTGACGCGACCATCGCAGTGGGACTTTGTGAGCAGCGGTACTGTTGCCCGCTTGGTCACTGGGATCTCTAGCGGTGAATGGGTCAAGGTCCAGAGGATTACGCCTTCAACGTCCGCCTATGTCACCTTTCAGTCGTCATCACTGCTGACGGCTGATCAGCTCAACGACGACACCCTGTTCAACACCTATCTCAGCCAGGAGAGGTACGACCAGGGCGATCAGTCGGCTGTCGTGGCCGATGCAGCAAGCGCCACTGCTGCTGCGGCTTCTATCTCGGCCACGAGCGCAACTGCAACGGCGAATAGCGCTTTGTCCGCTTCGGCAGCTGCCACGGCCACGGCTAATAGCGCGTTGTCCGCAAGCGCGACGGCCTCGTCGAATAGCAGCACAGCGCTCTCGCAGAGCGCGACAGCCCTGTCCGACTCGGCCACTGCGCTGTCCAATTCGGCAACAGCCGTCACCACTGCCAACAGTGCAGTTAATACGGCGAATGGTGCGGTTACCACAGCGAACAATGCCAACTCAACCGCCAGCTCGGCATTAGCTGCTGTCTCTGCGGTTCTTCCTTACATAACTGTTACCAACGTCGCTTCGATTCCAGGTAGCCCAACAAACGGTACTGCTGTAAGAATCACAAACTCGACAGGCATTGAAAGCTTCACGCCACTTACAGGTGTTCCTGGGGGTTTTGTTGGGAGCTCTGCTTTATCAGTCGAAATATACTATAGCTCGTCATCATCAACTTGGATTTGGACGCGATACTTTCCAAATGATCCAGACGGAAGGTATCAAAGTCAATCTGGTATGTCGTCGTATCTCACGACTTCGACTGCAGCGAGCACCTACCAGACTCAAGCTGGCATGTCGTCGTATCTCACGACTGCCACTGCAGCGAGCACCTACCAGACTCAAGCTGGCATGTCGTCGTATCTCACGACTGCCACTGCAGCGAGCACCTACCAGACTCAAGCTGGCATGTCGTCTTACCTGACGACGACCTCTGCAAGTTCAACTTATGCACCGCTTGCGAGTCCGACATTCACTGGAACGGTCACTATCCCAGCCGGAGCATCAATTAGCGGCTACTTGACAACTAGCGCCGCTGCTTCTACTTATGAAACGCAGTACAGCATCACCACCACGGCAATCAACAAAACGCTTGCCAATCGGGAGCGTTGCACTGTCACAGCCTCAGGTTTAACGATCACGCTTCCGGCCACACCCGCTGCTGGCTCTGAGGTGTCTATCACCATTGGAGGCAGCTTCACCAATACCGTTGTTGCACGCAACGGCTCCAACATTATGTCCCTTGCAGAGAACATGACCATTGACAAGGCGGATGCAACCGTCACTTTCTACTACGTTGATGCCACTCGTGGCTGGAGGGTTCTGTAATGTCTACTCTTACTCAGTTTTTCGGCTCTAGCGGCGGGGTTCCATCCAACGCCATTCCGATTGAACTGCTTGTTGTGGCCGGTGGTGGAGGGTCGGTATTTAGTAACGATAAAAGCGGTGGTGGAGGCGGCGCGGGAAGAGTGGTTTATATTCAGGGATTATATGTTGTTCCTTCTGTCTCTTATACAATTACCATTGGTGGGGGTGGTGCTGCTGGAGCAACTGGCAGCAGTTCATCATTTGGCTCGTTAATTCTCGCTCCCGGCGGCGGCGGAGCGAGCGTTTATGCTGCTGGCTTGTCTGGCGGGTCAGGGGCTGGCGGCACTCATAACAGCACTTTGTATGCTTCCGGTGGTACTGTTCCGGGCAGGCTTGCCTTTTACAACAACATTGCTGTCAGTGACAAGATTTATGCAGATAGCACAACAGTCATCCAAGATCTCGGCTACGTTGGCGGCAACCCAGTATCGAACAGTGGCGGCGGTGGCGGTGGAGCTGGAGGCCCTGGTGGCTCTGCAATTTATGCAGGTGGTCCTACAACCAACTTAGCCAATCAAGGTGGGCCTGGCGTCATACTGTCAATCACTGGCAGTGAAACAAAATATGCGTTTGGAGGCGAGGGAGCATCAGTAAGTGGACCAGCTTTTCAAATTAGACCCGACAGCGGATACGGTCGAGACTCAGGAGCGGCAAACAGTGGCTCAGGTGGTGGTGCCGGTGTTTCTGGCAATCATGCAGGCGGCTCTGGTGTCGTTGTTGTGGCTTATTCCAGCTCCTATAACGCAGCCACTACGACAGGCTCGCCCACTACACCAACTCGAACAGGTTTCCGGGTCTATAGATTCACCGGAAGTGGTTCTATCACCTTCGCTTAGTCACAATGGCACACTTCGCAGAACTTGACGCCAGCAACGTTGTCACTCGCGTGATCGTCGTTGGCAACACCGAATGTCTTGACCCTACCGGCCAAGAATCAGAAGCCGTTGGCATCGCCTTCTGTCAATCGCTCTACGGGCAAGACACCCGCTGGGTGCAGACCTCCTACAACGCCAAGTTCCGTGGCCGTTATGCCGGAGCAGGTGACACCTACGATTCGGAGCTGGATGTTTTTGTAGCACCAGAGCCTGATTTGACACCTATCCCAGTGGAGGAGCCCACGGCCGCGTAGTCCTACTCACTAGACCATTTTGTTGATGTCACCAATATGGTCTGATCGCCCGCGTCAAGCGTATAGTGGTGGGGCAGCGAGTTTGCACCTCCTGCCCCTGGCCACAGTTCCCTAGAAACCATGACCCAAGAAGAATACCGCTCCGAGATCACGCTTAGCGAGCGTGGCAAGGAAGTCATCCGTGTTGACGAGGAAGGCTTCCACTACAACGGTCAGTTCATTGCCGATGCCGGCGAAGCGCATCGCTTGCTGGTCGAGTTCCTGAAAAAGCACACCGCCTAGTCATTACCACTAATCAAGTCACTTGCTGCACTATGCAAATCA